TTACTCCCCAGTCCAGAGGAGGCCGAGCTTTTTCCAATCACGATTGGTCAAAGCAAAGCGGATCATTGAGCGCAGGACGACGGCACGACTTGTGCCGAACATCTCAGCCAGCTCATCAATGGTATCGGAGATGTTGACCGGTACGGACACATCAAGCCTTGCATGCGTTGCTCGATGCTTTGCCACCCTGGCAGCGTTACCGGAAATGAAATCACGCTGATCTACTGACATAGGAATCCCTCAACAGCCTCTTTCAAGGCCACAGCGAGCCAAAATCGGACTCCCCGCAGATCATTGGATGCAGCCCCTGATAGAGGTTGTCTTGCGCTCTACATGCAGGACAAACCAGTCTTTCCAGCGCGACAGTTCGGAGTAGACGACAGACTGGCTATCGAGCACGCAATCAAAGGACGCACTGACAGCATCGAGGACGCGAGGAAACCATCCCAAGTCGACCGGCTTGCCTATCTCGAAATCACCAAAGGCGCTGTAGCGATTCGTGAAAGCCTGGCCCTCGCGGAATGCCTTGACGATGTACTTAGCGATGTACGAGGCAATGCGGGCAGGGGATCGCATGCTGTTGCGCTTGCGCCGGGCCAGATCAATGTTTCCGCCGCGCTCTTTCGTGACACCACGCCAGACGCTGCGGATCGCGTCAAAGCTTTTGACCTGGTAGGTTTGGCCCAGGTCATTCCGACGCTCAAACACACGGGGCACGTTCGCAGTCGCAATGTGCCAATGGATTGCCCCGCGGGTCTGGTACTCATACACGGCCACAGCCTTGAACTCAGGCATGTACCTGCGCATACGGCGGACAAACTCTTTCAGATCCTTTTTGGATCGCTCCAGATCCGTCTCGTTTGCGCGATACGTGAGCGTCAGCAGGGTGTCTGATCCCATCGCTTTGCAGAGCTTGCGCACCTTCACCTTTGCCCGGTTTGCCGCAATGGTCAGCGACCGTTCGCGCATCTCTTCTGCCTCCTCTTCGCGTCGTTCAATGACGCGCTCCAGGTAGGTCTCCAGGGCTATGTGATTCCACTCACGCTCCACCCAGACCGTGGGGGCCGTGCCGGTGATTTCCATGTGGCCATTGCCCAGGTCATGGGCCTTCACACGCATGCCCTCGCCCGTGCTGCCATCAAAGACTGTGAGAGCTTCGCCGCGACGGTGCATGTGCAGCAGTTCCTCAGGGGTGTATCGACGCGTAGGGTTCGCATCACAGATAATTCGAATCATGGTGACCTGTCGTAGAGGTTGCTATCAAGAACCCCGGGCAGTTGGCGCTGTCGCGGGGTTCACCTTTTTCAGAGCCTTTGCGCCCTGTGTGTTCCAAAGTGTTTATGGGATAAATCTAGGCCGCGCTGCGCGCGGCCCGCCCCTGCGCTCCGCCTGCATGGGCGGGCCACCCGCACGCTGGCCTCATCCAGGCCCACGGCCAGGCAGGACACAGAGCCGCTCACGCGGGGGCTACCTTGTTTCTCAGGGCGACGGATTGCGGCCCGCTTGGCATGGGCGCGGCGCCTCGCGTACAGGGGCCAGTGCAGGCGCAATGGCAACGACGCTGCAGGGCCTGCAATAGCGCTACAGGAAGCCAGCGGCAGGCGCGCTAGTGACGCACTGAGCACATCGCCGGGCACGTCGCGCGACCATGGGTTGACATCACTGCAGGCCACTGCGCACCTGTGCATTACGAGTGGCAAGACCCTGTGAGTAGCTACTACCAGGCTGCTGCAACTGGACGGGTGCAACGACAACCTGGACAGGCTGAGCCGGCATAGGTTGCACAGGCTTTTCCGCACGCGCCGGAGCTGGAGCCTGTAGGGCGCGATCGGGCAGCTTGAATTCGACAAAGAAGCCGCGCTCTACGATGCTCTTGCACAAGCCATCAGGCATGTTCAGCAATGTGGCTTGCTGCGTATAGCACTTGCAATCGCCACGCATGATCACGCAAGCGGCAGGATACGGCGCCTCTACCGGCTGCGTAACGGAGTCATAAACTGGCGCGCTATGAGGAAAGCCGGGGATGCGAGGTACACGTACATCGATGTATTCCGCAGCTGTCAGTGCACGGCCCTCACTGCCCTGCCGCCCCGCTGTCTGAGGCGCACCGGCAGTGGCGACCGGCTCGGCCTTGCCCTTCGTGACATTCTTGTAGACGCCACTGACGGCAAAATAAATCATCGTCGGCGCCAGGATCACGGCAGCCAGAGCAGTCCAGACAGCACGCGGGATTTTCTTTTTCCCTGTGTGAAGACTCGCACTTTTGTACCAACCGTAGACCTCTTTCGGAAAGCCAACCATTGAGACCGTGCCAGTCTTGCCGCTCCCATCCTTTTCGCAGTTCGGATTGACGGCAGCCCACTCTATGCAACTGACCAGGTCAGCGCCGAATGTGCGTTTCAGGTGTCGGTGCCACCCAGGCGAGCCAACCAGGCGCCGCACGAAGTTATCGATGTTCTGGGGATGCTGCGTTACCAGGTAGAAATCCATGCCCCGGCGCCGATGCTCGGCCAGCATCCGGATTTCGTCCGGGACGGCGGCACTTGCACCGCGCACGGGCAAATCGTTGTGGCACTCATCAATCAGGAAGATGGTGCCGTCAGGCTCTTTCTGCCAATCTTTGAAATCGATCCTCTTCCAGCTCGAAAGCTCACTGCCCTCAACTGGCTCAAAACGCCCGTTATGGCAGACGGGGCGACCCTCTTTCACGCTTCGCTCACGCACCCATTTCAGCGTATTGAGTGTCTTGCCTGCACCATTGGCGCCAGTAATCAAATACAGCATGCGGACCTCACTGCTTACGGAATCTCTTTACCGCGCCAGTCATTCCAGCCAAGCTCAGACGCACAGCAACTGCTGACGTGATGATGCTGATTGCAACGCCGACTTTCAGATATGAAAGCAGCGCTACAAGATCCCCGGGTAGGCCCGAGAAAGCAGATAGCGCATCCGCTTTTAGTCGATCCAGCGCAGTGTCTACGCCCATGTACGTAATAACAGATATCCCGAGAGATATAAGCACTTGACCCGCCAAGCTACCGGCGATATTCAGAAACATGCCGCCCAAAGCAGCTAGAAAAACAGGCATATTTATTACTCCCTGGCAACACCAGAAACGATGCGAAATCCAGCAAGACTAGAAACCGCAACGAGCACCCAGCCCATGTATTCAAGAGCGGGACAAATCTTTGTGAATGGGAGAGAGACCTCCGTGCCCCAGACAGTTATGGACAAATCATTGATGCAGCGCCCCCCACCTAGCAAATTCGCCTGACTCAGCTTTCCGGACACATTCACATCCGCATTGCCGGGTAAATCCTTCGTAACGTCGCGATTACGACCTTTGGCTGCCTCAGCCTGATAAAGCTTTGACTCTTCTGTCTCGTTAACAAAAAACTCACATGCACGCTTATGCTGCTCACGCGATATTGCGCACAAAAGCACATCCCCCTCACAAGTAAAGCCAGCCGCGCAACTGCCGCCAAAGCTACCCTTGTCACCCTCACCGCATTTGTCACCCTTGCAGTCTCCGCCGCCGGTACCACCACCTGTGCCGCCGCCTGTATCTACGCCGCCCCCAGTGCCTCCACCAGTGCCTCCACCAGTGCCGCCACCTGTGCCGCCGCCTGTGCCGCCGCCTGTGCCGCCGCCTGTGCCCCCACCTGTGCCGCCGCCTGTGCCGCCGCCTGTGCCCCCACCTGTGCCGCCACCTGTGCCACCACCTGTGCCACCACCTGTGCCGCCACCTGTGCCGCCGCCTGTGCCACCACCTGTGCCACCACCTGTGCCACCACCTGTGCCACCACCTGTACCACTACCGGTGCCGCTACTCCCGTCGCACTTGGCGCCAGACTGCTGACCTGTGCCGCCCCACATTTTTTCACCGGCTGAATTTGTATATCCGACGCTTGTTTTAACGTTAACTACACAACCACCCATGCAGAGCGCATCAACAGCAGTGCCTGGACGATCAGCAATAGTCGTATCCTTTCCCGCCTTGCATTGCTTAGGGTCATCTTCAGGCTCTTCAGGCTCTTTGGGTTTATCAGGATCAGGAACGCAAAACCCGGCCACTCGTATTTCACCGGGCTTGCATTGATCCGGCACGCATGCACCGCCCTCTTCGTGCTGACCAGTGCCACAGGGATTTTTAGGACGGCATTGACCATCTTTCAAAACTTCATCATCTTTGCAAACAGGATCAGGCGCGGGACGTGTGAAGATTGGATATTCAACAGAGCTCGTCGCAGAGCGCATGCATCGATTATTGACAATAACGCCATCGCGTGACGCACATGCGGCTTCGAAAGTCGGAAACCATGGGCCGTTAATCGACGTGCCATACTCCATTTTTGCGGCATGGGCCGATGGCAATATTAATAACTGGAAAAGAATCGCAATTGTTATGCGGAAAAGATAAGCCATGCAGCCCCCAGCATTGCGATGATTACAAACAGGCCCATGGCACTCCCTCTTTGAAACGCCACCCGTGGCGCTTTAAAAAAGGCCCGCAGCCGGCCGGTCTGCGGGTTCCTGATGGCCGATTTAGCTCAGCGCTTTACGCACCCACTGGAAGGCCTTCACGCCCACGTAGATCAGCAGCACGGCGCCGCCGATCAGGGCGATGGGCCCGGCTTGCGCAGCGATGTCAGCCTTGATTTCCGTCACGTCCACGGCTGCAGCGCAGGCACCCGTAGCCGCCAGGGCTGCAGCAGCAGCGATTGCGGCAATGCGCGCTGTTTGGGTATTGATGCGATTCATGAAGTCAGTCCTCTTGAGTTTGGTTTCCGTCGGTATTTCTGAGCGTCTGGATCAGGACTCGAAAGCCCCAACCGACAGCCCAGATCAGCAGGACGGCGCCGCTGATTGCTGCGCCCTCTTCGGGGCTCAGACTGAGCACCGGGAAGGCAAATTCGTGCTGCACGGTGACCGTGCAGGCTTGTGCGCACTGAATGACCTGGTCAGCCATTGCTGTTGATGCGGTGCAGGGCAGTGGCCCGCATGCGCGCTGTGTAGATGCGGGTGCGCCGATCCATCCAGTTGCCCAGAGCGGACAGGCCGCGCGTGAGCAGCGACATGAACAGCCCAAAGGCCAGAGCGCCGAGGGCACCACCGCACATCGCGAGCCATACCAACGTATGCGCGAAATGCTGCAACTGGACTTCGGTGAGCGCGACCATGGTTAAACCTTCGGTGCAGCAGGCGCTGCAGCGGCAGGTGCAGCACGGCCCACAGGTGCGAGCGACGGCACGGGCGTGAAGTCAACGATGGCGGGCATGATCTTGCGAGACTGGAAATCAACGCGCATGCCGTAGACGGGGGCATACAGGCCCCGCGTGATCTTGCCGACTAGGGGAGCAGGCACGGGCGTAACGCCGACCTGCAGTTCGACGCCGTCCGCATCGAGAGTGAGGCAATCGACCTCCTGAAATTCGTAAGGCTTGCCGCTCTTGCCGGTGCCCTTGCGGACCTCTTGAACGACCAGGACCTTGATGAATGCGGGCAGGGGTGTAGACATGGTGTTTCCTTGACAGACTGCGTAATGAAATCCCGCGCAGTTCGGGCTATGCGAGCAACAGCGCTCTACGCTTTCCCGCACGCGAGGAAGCGTGCAGGGCTGTCACGGTGCATGCCCCACGGATTGCGCCGAGCTGGCCGGCTCGGAACTGTCCCGAGAGACTTGCCCGGGGGCATGCAGATCAAACCTGGCAGCAAGCGCCTCACGGATAAGCTGTCGGCACATGGACTCAAACGACTGCCCGGTCTTACCGGCCGCAATCTCCACGCTCAAGAACATGGTGTTGGTCATGCCGACCGAGGGGCGGTGCTCAAACTTGCGAGTCATGGCAATCTCCGCACAGCCCATGCCAAAAGCGGCACCAGCACCCAATGGAAAATCACGCAGCCGAGCACCACTGTCACCACCAGTAGCAACCACCACACAAGGAGCACCGTGAACGGAATCGACGTGTCATCCGCGCTTTGGCTTATGGCCATCGCATTCGCCGCCATCGTGGCCATTGGCATCACCAGACTCATCAGCAGGCACAACGAGCGCGAGGAGAAGAAGCGCAAGAAGCGGCTGTAGAGCGTGGTGCCCCCCACCTGACCGACCGTGGCGGGAGCCGCCAGGCGCACGCCCTGGTCTTGCTGACCAGGCGGGGGACGTGAGGAAGATCGAAAAGGCATGCTGGCGGCTCCTATTGCTGACGACACACCAGGCACACAAACCTTGAAACGTGGGCTCTTTCACATGCATCGCATGACGCCAACGGCCTTAGCCGCCACCCCTGGGCACGCCTTATGCAGACTCGGGGTGCAGTTCGCTTGCCTGGTACAACCCCGCCGCCGCTTCTGGCAGTAGCCCCAAGGGGCGCGACGGGATAAGATACCGACGACTTTTCCCTCACGGGAGAGGCAAAACTCTTCGATATGAAGTAATTTACTTCAAAACGAAGATTTTTACAAAGGGAAATCCCTATGAACGCACTTGAATCAATCGTTGGTATCTACAAGGCCCGATGCGGCCTCAGGTTCGACAAGGACGCGGCAGAGGCCCTTGGGCTGGAAGGTAAGACGTTCTCGAACTACATGAAGGGCCGCAGGCGGCTCCCAGATATCGCCATCGCCAAGATGGCAGAAACAGCGCACATCGATGCGATGCAGATCATTGCTGCCGTCAACCTGATCCATCAGGCAACCCCAGACGAAGAAAAAAGCTACTGGGAACAAAAATACAAAACTTTAATGATGTAA